ATCGGTATCCAAATCCTGTACTGCCCTGGGACATTAGACAAACTCCATTCATTAAATACCGATCATAGTTAGAATCCAGGCCACTGGAAGGGTAGCGGCCTGGAAACTTATTGGTTTAGAAACTTGGCGTTGCTAAACCTGTACCGTTAATTTGTGCGATTGCTTTTGGATAACGCTCTGCGGTAAATGCTGACATACCGAATAGAACGATATTAATTGCAACCTTGCCTGATGGCTCTTCAAATGTAACATAGGTAGGTGCGGCTGCTTCTTCCCACAGATGTGCTTCATTCAAATCAACCACAAAGATTGTGTCTTGATTTGTACTTGTACCTTGCGCTGTTGAGATGTTTGCATCCACGATAATTGGCAATCCTAGAATTGAGTAACCTGAGTTACCGTATGAAGGTGTGCCGTTACCTGTACCCATTGCGTTCATAGGATTGTATGCCTGTGGCACAATCAATGGCCTATTTGAACCATCTACACCAGCCAATAGGAATCCTAGACGGCGTGGGTGCATGATTACTGCATTTGGGTTTACATAGATATTGCTTTGAATCTGTTGAATCGCATCAGCGATCTTTGGATATAAACCTGCAACTGTACCTGTTGTAGCAGTGTAAGTTACCAACACTCCAGTGGTCATGTTTAATAGACCTAATGGCTGGCCATTTGATCCTGATCCATTTAGAAGTGAGTTATCCAACTTGGTGTGATAATCACGAATCAAGTCACCTAAAACAATTCCCTCAATGTTGTATCCGCGTAGTAATGCTTGCTTAGATACTGATTGCTGACCGGCGATTGTATTTACATTGACGGTTAGGGTGTTATCTGCAATATCTTGCGATACTGCGGCTGTGTTTTGTGATGTTTGATATGCAGTAGTTGTACCAGTATTGATCTTAGAGATCACCACTGACATACCCTGTGTTGGTAGTTGGTGCTTGCGTGCGGCATCCGCAAATGGGCGGCCTGCGCGTGCTAATGGTGCATACAGATCAACTAGGTATTGTGGCACTACTAAGCCTGCAAAGTTGGATGTACCAACTGCACGCTTCTCTATTGCCATTTCCTGTTGATGGCGTGCAATACGCGCACTGGCTTCACCATCGGTTTTAAATTGTGCTTTTAAAGCATCTGTTAAGAAATCATTACTTGATCTCTCTGAGTAAGTAAGTTGCTCGCTTGTAACGATAAAGCCACCTGCGCGTGCTTCCTTCTTTGGCTCAATGTTCGCATCAACCTTAGCCGCTAAATCAGCCGCCTTTTGATTGCGAATTTCAATATCTGACATCTGCTCAATTCTTTCATCTAACTTTTTGATCTCCAAGTTAAGGGCTTCAACATTAGCCAACTCAACTTCAGATAGATCGCGTGCTTCTTCGGCGGCGCGGTCTAAAGTTGCGGAAATGAGTGATGTCTTTGATTCACGCTTCTCTTGTAGAGAAGTAAGAAATGTATTAGACATAGTTCTCCTATTAGTAGTTTTTGTAGTGAGAAGGTGTAACGCGCCGGTAATCGGGGTTAGGTGTTCTACGACTTGTCAAAATTATATCTCTTTTTTTAGTGCTTTGAGTAATTCCATAGCCGTGTTAAATCTTGTTTTTTCTTCAACTACTTCTACGGCCTCTGATCGGTTTTCACCATACTCTGAAATATTGATGGCGGTTAATTGATCTTCGGCCTGAGCCTGGGTTTTGTGGCAACCCATGACTTCATTGTTATCGGTCTTTACAACCGCATAACCTTCGCAATCGGGATGGTTATTTACTACGCTGTATGGCATTTAATATCTTCCTTGCTTCATCTAATCTAGGGGTTAATTGTGGTTGTCCATCTCGCATACCTGTAACGCTGGCTAATTCGCCATAAGCACCAAAGGTAACAAGTGATACTTCTGCCAAATGTGCTTTTAATCTTTCCATCACGCCATCTGTTCTTTTCTTGTTTTTAATTGGCATAAATCCAACCGATAGTTGATCTAGTGCGCCATCTTTGACTAATTCCAACGCCTCATCACCTTCACGCGTTTTTGAAATTTTAAATTCAGCATATAGTCCTTCATCTGTTTCCCTAAGCAATGTGGCACGGCCTAAAACATTATTTTCACCATGACCCCTAAGCAGTTTAACCCGGTGAGGTGCTTTAATAACTTCTGCAAACACGCCTTTTCTAAACACTTCAATCATGGTGCTAGTTATTCGCTGTTCTTTGTTATACGGCACGGCAATACCAAAAATGGTGCGGCCATCTCCATTAGCACGCAATTCAAGATTTACTGAGTAACTTCTATTTTCCATTTTTTCATCAGACATAATTGTTATCCTCTGCTGTATCTACCGCATCACTTTGCAGTGAGTTATCTTCTTCATTTTGATTTTCTTCATCGCCTTCTTCATAATCCATAGGATCAAGATTTTCATAATCTCTGACCTCATCAACAGTTAAAAAGCCATTAGACAAAGCAACTGCATAAGCATCATATCTGCTTGTTGTATCTGTTTTTAATAATGATTCATACTTAAATGCGGCTGTTTGACCCCGGACAAGTAAATCAGAAAATGCCGCTTCTATTCTTTCGGCTATTGGCTGAATTGACCATTTGATTAATTGTAGGTTTTCTTGTTCAACATTTGAGTAAGTACGGCTGGTATTAGGTGAACCTAAGAAATATGATGGCAATCCCAAAATGTTTGCCGCTTCTGTTAGCCCGGCTGTTTGTGCCTCTACTAATTGAGATTCTGCCGCGTTGCTACTTAACACTTCAAAATCTGTTGATGAGTTCATAACTACTGGCGATCTGTTGCGGGATGAGTACATTGCCATCCATGCGCTCTTTAGTGCATCGGCTTCTTCTTGCGTTAGATCAGGATTGGCAGACTTAATAACAGCCGTAGGGTTTACACCGCCATCAAAATATCTTGCTGCATATTCATTGATAGCAATCTCTTTACCTAATGCTTGTTTAGCAACCGCTAAAATACCTTTACCAACTAAATCACCTGGCATTGTAAAATTCTTGATGTGTAAAATTTCTGATTGATCATAACTGCGTTCATCAATAGTGTAAACAATTCTGCCGTTATCTCTTGCAACTTGAACGCGATCAGGTGAAACAGGGTAGATGCTCTCCGGCAATCCATTAACACCTGGTTCACCCAATACCGCAACATAATTACCATGAATAATCAAAGCGGCGGCCATTGCGCTAATTGTTTGCATCCTAGTTTCATTTGGCACTGGGCGCATTAAAATTTGTGGCGTTGGTTTAACTTCTCTTTTATTACGATATGCACACAAAGGTAATGCACCAATAGCATCACTAATTAAAGTTATGCCGCGATAGATAGCAGGTATTCCCAATGCAGTATTTTGATCTACATAAGCACCTGCCCAATTGCCTTCAAAGAATCGGCCAACTCTACCTAAAGAATCTACATACCCTGAAGATGTATAAACCATAGATGGTTGTATTTGTCTTTTAAGTAAGCGGCCTAGCATTATTTACCTCTGTTTTCTAAAGCAACGCCAAATAAAACTAAAAATGCACCTGCTAATATTACAGCCACAACTGGGTTAAATGTTGCGACACCTGCAACTATGAATAAAGAACCTACTACCTGTAAAGCGGATGATAAATATTTCATTAGTACATTTTACTCCTTGCTACTGGCATATCCTCAATTTGGCTTACCACTCCATACCGTGCCAGTGTAGCCGCTACAAGTGGGGTTATATTGGTTGTGCTTTGGCGATTCCATGCCCATGAATCTCCAAGTGGTCTTTTAGTTGATCCCATAATTGCTGTTTTTAAATTGGGATCATCTAAATGACATATTGTTTTGGCTTGTACTGCATCATAAAATGAACCACATGCGCGTGCGTAGTCACGCAAGTGTATAGACATTACGCCTATATTTTGTTTTTCCAGTTCAACAATTAAGGATGCGGCAGGTGAGCCGGTATCTATAACTACCTTTGTATTGTGTTTCCTACACAACTCAACCAATCTAGGCAATACCCATGATGTGCCTTCTTTACACTCAATTAATTCAATAGGTGTGAAATCTCTAACTAAGCCGGATACCGCTATTGATGCGCGGTCACGCTCACGCGATATATCTACTCCAAATACAACTTGATTGCCAACCGTTACATCTGTTCTTGCTAATGAATCCCATAACTCAGTATTGATGACCTGTACGGCATCTCTAGCCGGCCATACATTTAACCACTCCTTTGTAAATATCTCTGGGCTATTGGTTGCCGCCGCTTCTTTGACCGCATCTAGTAATACACCCTTTTGCTCATGCAATGATGGTATTGCTTGATACCAAACTTCTTGATCTAGGTAATCAAATTCATCATTGGCTGGACACCATTCAAACCAAGCCAATTTGTTTTGCGGTTCGGCTATTTCTCTATGGCCTATTTCGCGGTAATGCTCTAATAACTCAGATTGGCCAGGTCTGCCGGCATTAGAAAGAATCCACAATTGACCATTGCGCTTTGTAGCCAATGTTGGTTGTAAGTTTGCAATAAGTGATAGTGGATGGGTTAAGGCTTCATCAATAACCATAAGATTTAAACTAAGGCCGCGTGCGCCTTTGTCATTAGGTGTAACAATTCCATAAGTTGAGCCATTGCGCATGTATATCTTCTCACTACCATTAACCCGCGATACCCTAGCAATACGCTTTGAGAATTTAGGCGATAACTGAAAACTTAGTAAATGTTCTTCCCACTTACCTTTAGCCATATTCCGATCCTGGGCGGTATAAGCCACATGTCTTTTAGGTTGCAATAATTCATAAGCAATACGCGTTTCAATAAGTTTGCTTTTGCCATTCTGCCTGCCGACTTGCGCGGCCACTGTACGGTATTTGTACAAACCTGATTGATCTTTTTCTAATCCCACATCTGCTACATATTGTTGCCAATCAAACAATTCAAAACCCAATAGGCGTGCTACCTGGGCTAACTTATCGCCTTCTGTTTCGCTTGTTTCATCTCTTAGTGATGCCCATCTAGGCGTACATAAGACTTTATTCAAATAGATCATCCTCATCAGGCAAACTGCAACTATCCCATATCTCGCGTAACTCTTTAGATATAGATGGAATAGTGTGGCCACCTTTACCGGATTCCTCAATGCGATCCCAGGCGCGTGCTAGGCCTAATAGCATCTCACGCTTAACACTATCAATGTCTGTACGCCCAGTTAATGCTTTAACCATCGCAGTTGTATGTCTGCCTAATTTCTTTTTAGGCTTACCACTGGCGACTATTTTTAATTGCCTTGCGTTTTGCGTTTCCATATTTAGCACCCCTTGAATAGTTGCAACTTGCACATGATGGCCTTAAACTCCCACTCCACAGTTCAGGTGTTGGAAAGGAATCAATAGGTGGTTCATGATCAAGCGTAGTTGCAATAGCCTTTTTGCAGTAAAAACAGCGCGGTTTTTGCGCCAAAACAATTTCTCTAATCTTTTTATATTCCGCATTGTATTTTCTACTTTTTATAGTTTTCATCAAAAATTTTATTTTTTTCCAAACTTTTTTGTGTTCGCCGGGGAGAGAGAAAACGCGAACGGCGGCGTATTGTAAGCACGCTCAAAATGGGAAAAAACGCTCATTTTTATTTAATCTACTTTACTGGCCAAAACATGTAGCGTACCTGAACCACCGCTTGTAACAGCCCACAAATCTTCACCATCTACCAGCGACAACCTAAGCACATCGCCATTGTCCATGATGTAACCACTTGTTGATGTCACGCCGCTATTACCAATAAATATCTCATGCTTGGCATGTAGCAATACATCACGCGTTACATTATCAACGCTAATGATTGATTGTCTTGTACCTGTAACTGTTACCTGGCTAGTTATTATCGCCATTGATCTGTTCCTCACTCTGTAATCTTGCACGCCTGAAGCGTTCAAAGTCTTTGTGTTGCTTCTGACCTATCCACATCTTACGCTGATGTTCCATCTGCACACCTGTATGTGCATATAGTTTATACCCAAAAGACTTAGCCCTGATGCACCACAACAAATCTTCACCAACCCATTCTTTATGCAATGGCATGTCTTGATAGAAGCACCACTTATCTCCTTGATGGGTTTGATCTGCTTCTTTTACAAACCTTTCAAATACTGATCTATGTACCAGTATTGCACCTGTACCAGCCGCATCTACCTCAATCACACTATCTTCTTCATAATCATGGATAGCATACAATCCATTATCAGTACCTAACTTAAAGATGCAAGGCACAGGCTCTAAGTACAATTCACCTACATCCCAACCACCATGCACAACACCGGACACAATAGGCCGTTTATCTTTATCAGCCGCATTGACTAACTTCTTAAAATGATCAACAGTAAACCTTTGATCTGTATCTATCTGCAATAGCCAATCATCAGTAGTTTTTTGTAAGAAGGTAGCAACTATCTGATTACGCAACCTACTAATAACCCCTGAACCTTGTAGGCTAATAAACTGACCCAATTGTTTTTGTGATCTAGCAACATCTAAAATACTTGTCATAAAATCTGTAACTACATAACCTGGTGATGTAATACCTATGGTTATCTTTTCTGTATCCTTCAAATGGACATCCACCCTTCATATTGAGCATTTGGATTATCTATATGCCACTGCTCTTTTAATCTGTTTTGGTGAGCCCAATCTACTTCATGTGTAGGCAATCCACAGTAATGACACAATGATGCACACAGGCTTTTATACACATGCTGACAATCAGGCACTAATACCAACCGTTTTTCTTATGAAAGGTTAGTGCCTGGCATGGATTTTTATGGCGGTGTTTGATGTAAGCCAATCCTCTATCAATTTGCTTGTAAGGATTCTTCTCTTTTAATCCTAAAATTTGAGGTATTCCAAAGGCACTGGATTTAGGGTTTTTAGCCTTGTGATCCCATCTGCTTTCCATAAACCACAATTCATCCACGCAATAAAATTGTTCAAATGAGTAATCTAACTTAAAAAATGTATATTGCTTTAGATTGGATTTGTAAATTATTTCGGAATTTGCTTTTGTAATGGGCAAGAATGTCATTAAACATAGAGATGTCCCAAATAGCCAGCACCTTGCGAGCCATCCCCTTCGGGGCTCGCATTTTTGGCCTTTACGCCAAATGCTAAGGCGTGAGCCTAGCACACTACTCCTAATGATCATTGCGTAACTCCTTCACTTATCTCACTATATGAGATGTGATCTAGTTCACACTAACTTAATTTCTTTTGACTTCTCATTAATATGTAACAGATGTAGCAGGATTGATCACTGATAATCCAATTACCACATTTATTACATCTGATTGGTTCGCTCATGGGCTCTCTCTAACAGGATGTCCACTAACTCTATAAATGGTCTGCAATGTCGCTTCTGTACCATATAGAAGCGTTCGGTTATATCTCTCTGTGCATCGTAGTATTCCTGGATACCCCAATCATACTTTGTTGCAACAGGTATAACAAAGATATTGTGGGTTTTTTGGCTAATAATTACATAGGCAAATGGCTTGATTATTTTGCTATCAAAGCCATAAACCGTGTCCACAATCAAAGGATTATGCGGGAAATCATCCACATCGGTAAAGGATCGGCTACTACTCTTAACTTCTAGTATCAGATCATCAACCACAATATCCTTTTCATTAAGGGTTTTATCTCTAATCTCATCATGGGTAGTAGCAATGCTAAATTCAGGTACATCTACCTTTGGAATCCCAAATGTGGCCAGTAGGTCAGCCACATACAGGTTGTAACCATGACCTTCAGCCATAGCCTTGTGATAATCAAATTTACTCATGAACCCTGTACTCAATGTGATTGATGCATCCACATCCGGCGCACCTACGCACGCCGTTTACATTCATCATGCGTGGGTCATTGCAAAATTCACAACATTCACTAAATGGCACAATATCTACTTCAACGCCATCATCTGTAAATCTTGCCCTAACTCCGGTGGGGTCAATCATTTCCATATCACCCATTGTTAGCACCTGGGTAATACCATTTACCGGTTTCTTTACTCATGGTTGCCCATTTAGCATCACAACCCCTGCCGCACACATACCCATAAAACGGCGTTCCCCGCCCCTTTGATATGCCTGTTTTAAGTTGCATCTCACCATGTTGGCAATGTTGTACAACCGGTACATCAGTAGCCAATGCATCAACCACCTGTTCAACACTCATGGGTGCTGGATTCTCATCATACTTTTTTTCCTCTACAAACTGATGGCGCATAATTCTTTCCATCAATGCCGACTTGCTACCAGGCTGACCATAGATTGCCTTTGTAGGGGGTATGGGTTCAGATGGCCTAGATAATAAATCTGAATCTAAAGAATCAGTAGGGGTTACTGCCCAGGATTGCCGGGCTTTAGCCGCCATTACTTCTTGTTTAGATGCAACTCTTTTAGTTGCAGTTTTCATAGCCGCAACAATGGCTCGCCCCCATGCGCTTGTTTCACATATCATAAGTTCTGACCCGGCTGTCATTCCTTTACCTGGTATTTGTTCCCAAGCAACTGCCACACCTGGCCTTACATCATGAGGATCACGGTAACAAGCGGCGGTATAAACCACATAGGTTTTACCTTCAACCTGCACAATCTCATAAGGCTTACTAGGATCATAAGGTTGCAATGATGCTTCAGGATAGGCTTCTTTTAATTGCGCTATGCGCTCAGCCACATCAACATAATCATTCATGTTCATTATCTGTTTTCCTTATCCCAAAGGCTCACAACCTTTTCCATTAAATATTCATTATCGGCTTCAAGCATTTTTTGGCGCATTGATGGGTGAGTTCTAACGGTAAATTTTTCTACCTTTACATTAGTTTGCTTTGTGTCGGTAGTACCGCGCTTGTAACCACTCTTAAACCCTTTGTCATAGCCATTCTCAACGGCCACAATCCATGTAACACCAATTAACAGTGCTACCAGCGTAAACAAGGTAATTGTTACCAACCACCCATATATCTCATAGTTCATATTTCACCGCTTCCTTGAACTTGTCTAACCAATATGCTTCAACCATTTTGGCTGATAGCCTTCCTCTAACCTGCCTTGCGCCTATTGCTTTTTTAGCGTGTTTGCGGATTAAAGAAGCCTTTACAAAATGCTTACGCTTTTCATCAACATAAGCACCGCTTTGTTTATCGTACTTAACTAATTCCAAACCATCACCGTTTCTAATTCAGCCGGTAAATCAACCGGATCAACATCATTTACTACCTGATAAATACTGCCATTTGGATGTATAGATGGTGGCAATACAACATAACCTTTATGTTTAATATCTATGCCTGGTATTAACTTGCCTTTAAATTGCTTTGTTTTATCGGCAAGATAATAGAAGTGATAGCCGTTATCTGTTTTAACTGTATGTGTATTAGATGCCACACATATCCGGCGGTATTGTTCCCATAATGTCCTAGATGCAATATTGCGTTTATCAAAATCTAATACAACTAAATTAGATTGAGCAATGGCTAACCCAATATTTAAATCATTATCACTTTTAAACCACTTCTTGATAGTTGATAAATCATCACTTGCATCAAGATAGCCGTGCCGTAAAAACTTGCATGGCTCTTTAGATTGTGGCTTTAGTGGTAATACCCACCAACCTTTTTCAATGTAGGCTACCGCGTTCATGCATACACCCATGACCCGGCATAATTAGTTGTAAAGCAATATTGACCCAGGGCATTGTCAAAAGAAATGCTGTAATCAAATCTGTTTTGTCTTAGGTATTCGGTAGCCAATACAACTGATGCATAATTTTCTACCCAATAAATGAACTGATGTGACCAACAAATTGAATCTTCAAATCGGTCTTTTTGTTGTAACCAATCTGTGTTAGTACCCCATTCCATTTGTGCTTCTGTCAAACCTTCAAATTGGTTTTTTGTAAGTTTCATTGACGCACCTTCTTAATATCCCAATCAGAATTTTGAAGATTGGCAATAGCCCAATTAAGTGCATAGTTATATGAGTTAAAAGTCTTGACTTCAAATATATTGCCAAACATAAACAATCTAACGGCATATATTTCTTGAATTGTTGTTTGTTTCATGATTTTGTCGCAAACGGTTGTTCAACAACTAAAGCAATCATTCTTGTACATGGCTTACAAACTACATTTCCAATTGATGATGTATAACCATAAACAAAATAATTTCCATTACATACTGCACAGTTCATAATTAACCCTTCCTGGTCAATTGCGTTTGTAAATGCAATTAAACACTAGGGGGCTGACAAATGCAATTACCCAGCACGGCGTGTTATGTGATCTACCTCACCCAAAGGCCTTACCCATAGCGGTAAATGAGCCATCAACATTGAATGGGATCATCTCTACACTCACATTGCCACGCTTGATATGGATGATGACCGCCCCAGCCTGCCAATTGGCGTAGCCTTTGGTATAAGACATCTTTTTTAGGTCACAGGTGTGACCACACTCAACCCCTACTAAAACCCTCTCTAATCGGCCATTAAAGGCTTCTGAGGCACATGTGTAGCCCAATCTGTGAGTATGCCCACTGACTACTGACCGCCCCCAGCGTTTACTAAGGTTCAACGCGGTCTGCCCGGCAATATTAGATATGACCCCTTCATCCCCATGACATAGGACAAAGTTAGTTCCTGGAATCGGATAAGGCTGTTTTGCGTAATGGATGCCTAGATCATCAAAGCCCATAAAGTTGGCATATTGTAATTCAGGTAATCCCATTAAGCCGGGTATGCGCTGTATAGCCTTGTATAACCGATCAGAATGATTTGATCTTGATACTACATCTGTTTTTAGATCATAAAGAATATCCTGGCATGTAGCCCGATCTTGATCCAGGGTTTGCATAAATGATTCAGCCTTACCATCTGCAAAACGAGAAATAGTATTGAAATCCATTTCATCACCAACATTTAAAACTAAATCAAACTTAAAAGTATTGACCAGTTTTTTTAGATTGATTACGGCTTCTGTAAATTGAAATGGTACTTGTAGATCACTGACTACAAGGTATTTGGCGTTAAATGATTTATCGCGCTTAATCTTCATCCTCATCATCTGTTGGATCAATTCGGGGAATGATCTCAGTGGGTTGGTTACCTGGATTAATCCAATCAGGCATTGATGCACCTGGCTCTGTAATTAACCAAAATGCAACATCATGGCTAAACCCGGCGGCTTTGGCCGCTTTAAACATTTCATTTAATGTGATGTAATGATTTTCTAGTTTGTTCAACGCCTCAGCCTTGCGTGGCGTGCGCCGCTTACGCTGTGGTGCTTTTCTAGGTTTTTTAGTAGCCATAGTCACCAATTTTAGATCATATTATTCCGCGTATGGCGCGTTCAACGCCTTCTTCTAAACTAATTTTTGGGGTGTAGTAGTCACTCATCATGGTTGGATCGCCCACCCGGTAGGCCACACCCGCCGGCTTATCGGTCAATACCTTAAAATTCTTACGATGGGTCTTTTCATGGCCTAAAACCTTTAGGGCTATTGTGGCTAAATCCATGAAGGTTGTAGGTCTGCCAGTGCATAGATTTACAGTTTGATTGCAATCATTTCTAACCATAGTTATGACCGCATCAACTATGTCATCAATGTGTATAAAATCCCTGGTAGTGGTTGCCTTACCCCAAATATTAAATGGGTTAGCGTTCATAATAGCGCGTTCAATAATAGATGGAAATGGATAATCTAAATCTTGATCTGTGCCATATCCGCTAAATGGTCTAAGGGTTAGCACCTTTGTATCTTCTTCACGCAAATAGTTCATTAACATTTCGCCGGTTAATTTTGACCAACCATAAGTCATATCAGGCTTACCAATCTTATTAAAATTGATGTCTTTTTCTTTTAACCGGCGTTTTTTAGTTAGCGTTTGTAGTTCAATGGGGTAAGCGGCTGATGATGAGAAATAAACAAGATAGGGTTGTTTAGTTCTCATTGCCCAAGATGCAAACTCAGCATCAATGGCTAGATCAACCGCTAAGGCTAACGGTTCATTTTCTATAAGCATCCGGCCACCAACCACTGCGGCCAAATGAATTACAAGATCATATTGCTTTTTTTCTAGTTGGAAAAACTTACGGCAATCAACACCTTGTTTTAAATCTACTAAGGTTAAATTGGCATGAGGTAACGCACGCCTAAAAGCACGCCCAACAAAGCCATGTGATCCGGTAATCAATATGTTCATTTAAGTTTGTTTACCAAGTCTGCATATTCTTGCGATCTAATGTATTTCTGTAATGTTAATAAATCTTCTTCATACCATTTAGGTTGATTCACCCTGGCATAACCTTCATCCATCTCAGCCTTACCCGCTACTGGATGTAGATGCTCAATAATTACATCAGGTAAATATATTAATGCGCCTAGATCAATGCCTAACTGTTTAACAAAATTATCAAAATATAAATGTATGCATCCGGGGAATGTCATACCCCTAAGTTCATTAATTACTTCACGCGTGGTTGCGTAGGCTGTTGGTAAATTTTCGCCTTGCAATAGATCATCACCATAGGCAATACCAGCATTATTTTTTAACGCTTGAATAAAGGCTTTATCCCAGCCCTGGGTTCTAGGAAGGTGATCATCACCCATGAAAACAAAATAATCATATAAAGGAAACTTAGTAATATCCAAAAGCAAAACCGCACCGGTATTAAGAGAAGCGGCACAACCACCTGTTTTATTATCTGCCGGCAACATTGTATAAGATTCATTTTTTGCATACTCATTCCATTTAGGATCATCATTATCTACAACAATATAAAGATCAGCATCAGCATTAGTATCAATAAAGGCTTTGGCCAAGCGATCTGCATTTTCAGGCCTACCCCTACTTGGTACAACCACACACATCTTCATGGCCATAGGGTAGGGTATAAGGCTGACTTACTTCTTAGATATGAGAATTTGGTACAGCGTGTCTATCTTTTCCTCAATGCGTGCAACACGGCCTTCTAAATTGTGGCGGCCATTATTGTCAGGCTTTAACTCATTTAAATAATGCTTTACCAGCCACCTAACAGTTGCTACCAGTGCGCCCAAAATGGTGACCGTAGATACTGCTAAGGCCGCCGAATCATTTACGCTCATTAACTATTAACACCAAATTGATCATTTTTAGGATCAAGATAGCGAATCAAAGGTGCAACTAAAGCACCTGCTAAAATTGCTAACTCAGGCCTTACATCTGCAACTAACGCTAATGCTGTTGTAACAGTTGCAACTGCAACGCTTCTTAAATATGACTTAACAATTTCTTTTTGCTTTTTATCTAATTTCATTTTAATCCTAACTGTTTTATTTTTTGTTGTACTTCATGCCTGGT